CGGCATTGGACATCATGACCAGCTGGTCAGCAAAATCCTTTGTCCCGAACGTCAAGTATTGGAAGGACTACTCCCTCGCGGTCTTTCTCCGCAACCCACCACCAAAGGTTCCTGAGACCTGGCCTTTCGCCACTTGGGACCCTTTATTCTCCGGCCGTCTTCGTGAATTCTGGCGCCGTATGGCCCATCCCACGGAGTGTTCGGACGCCCCCGAGATCTTCCGCGCTAACTTTTCAATTGCGCAGTCGAAGCGGGGGTTCGCCACTGTACCAGAGGAATTCAAAAGATCCTCCTACCAGGGCCATGCGCAGAAGTTATCTACGCCCCCGCCTCCTCAGGCACCTGAGGTGACAGCCGATCTGAAGACCTTTATTAACGTCTTCTTTCGAAACTTTCGCCCCAGGGACCTGATTGGGTCCTTGACCCAACGAGAGGCAACAACCTCCGCCACGAACAAGGCTAGCCGAGCTCAAGGTGGTGGCCGAGCGGAACTCCGTGCCGGACTTAAGTACCGATTCGATACTAATGCCGACGGACTCACCCGCATGGTCCCTCTTGACCAAGGCGTCGTGGAGGAACGGGGACTCCTTCCCCCCACACGCGATGAGTGGCTCAGTATTGCCAAAGAGCCGATTGAGTTCGGTTACGAGTCACTACCACCGAAGCTTAAGGAACTGATCCCCATTTCATGGAGAACAAAGCCCTTCTGCAAGGTCATCGCGCTTCAGGAACCACTAAAGATCCGCATCATCACCAAGATGCAGGGTCTCTCGTCGTTCCTCGCCGGTCCCCTCCAAAAAGCCCTCTGGACCTATCTCAAGAGATTTCCTTGCTTTGACCTCACATCACGTACCTTCTCGGAAGAAAACGTATACGATATGATGGAACGCGAAAGGAAACTTCACGGCGATAGAACCGCGGATTTCGTTTCAGGTGATTACTCCGCCGCAACCGATGGACTCGATATCCAGGCCACCAAGCTCGTCTTGGAGGCCATCGAAGCCAAATTGGTCGGCGAGGATCGCCACCTGATTCCGCACCTTCGCGCCGTGCTCCTCGAGCAGGTACTGATCTACCCGAAGGATGCCCAACAAGACCCCGTTCTTCAAAAGAACGGCCAATTGATGGGTTCGGTCCTCTCTTTCCCTATCCTCTGCATCTTGAATCTATTTACATACATTCAATCGCTTCCAGATAAGGTCCGAAAGGACTTCCTTCATGGTCGGCGAGCATTCAGGCTCCTCCCCGTTCTCGTCAATGGGGACGACATCCTCTTCCGCTCCGACCCCGAACAGTACCAACGCTGGCTCGCTGCGACAAAGTCGGTCGGGTTCACCCTCTCGCTCGGAAAGAACTTCGTTCATTCCCGGTACATGACGGTCAACTCCCTTCCAATTGTCTACGACGAATCAGTTCCCGCCCGTCTGGTAAAGACCGGCCGGATTACCTCGTGGACTCTCTCTGAGCCGTTCTCGGAGCAGCTCTCCGTCTCAACCAAGATTCCTTGGGCTGACCTGGATGAGCTCGATGAGACGCATCCCTGGGTGTTCAAGAAGAGTCACAAGTTCCGTGTCCTCGGATACATCAACTTGGGGCTCCTCCTGAACCTTGCGGAGACAACCGACGAGCGAGGCCGCCACGGCCTCGTCCCTCTATCCTCATGGTATGAATGGGCAGTAATTGGCTCTATGAACCCTGCTAGGGCGCATAACCTCTTTCTCCACTACCACAAGGAAGGGATTGCTCGTCAGACCCGCTTCGGCAAGTGGACCCTTAACCTCTTTGCCCACCCACTCCTCGGAGGCCTTGGATTCAAGGTTCCTGAGGGAGTAACCCCTCGGTTCTCAGAACCCCAGCGACACCTTGCGTATCGTCTCCTTGAGGCTGCCAAGCAAGAGTTCGTTGGACCCGCCGAGGATCACCCTCTTCGACCCTTCACACGCTTAACGGCAATCAATACCGTGGAGACGTCTATTGGGACTCTCGGGGCCCGTCGATTCATCTCGGCGACTCTGGACACTCCCGTAGGCCCGCTCGAAGATGGCCGCTCGCAGTTCGACTCCGACTTTACAGTCCGAGCCAACCCACTCGTGGTTGATTACTTCGAGCCGGAGCCCACCGAATTGGTGGCCTCTTGTCGACTCTCGAACGACGAACTCCGCCGACTCCTCAAAGGGTCGAACCATGGCCGCAAGGAACTTCTCCCCATTGGAGAGATGACCTCCTTCCCCTATCGAATTGTCACTTACAAACCGAAAGAGGAAGAAGTCCCTGTGGTCGCGGAGTCAGCTCCCATCGAGTCACCCCCATCTCCTCCAACCATCGTCGTTGAACTGGAGTCCTGGGAATACCTGCCGGTGGTATCCCGGCCCTTTACCGCTTCGGATCTTCGTGAGAAGTCGCGAACCCTCAAGTCCACCAAGACGCCAACGACCTCCTCGGTCAAGGCTCGCCTTCGGGAAGACTACAGGGTCCGCGCATCACAAGGCCTCCTCCCCGACTACACACCATCCCGAACGGGAAGGTATTCGAGAAAGGGAGGAAACAAGTGGTGAGGGCGATCCGTCCTGCCATGAGTCAGTTACTCTAGGGAGTCCACGCGTGGTTCATTCTGGCCCAAAACGGTGCCCCTTTCAGGGCTTAATACTTCCGTACTAACCAAAATGTCGAACGACTGCACGGCGCCTTCAGATTCACATCTGTGACGCGTGGATGTACAGTCTCCGAATTGTATCGGGTCTTCCCCACAATACAATAGCATGACTCGAAAGAAT